ATAGCACCCATAACAATGCCTAGTTCACACAGAACAACAATAAAGATTAACTTTAATGCCCACTGTCCTGTGTTAAAAAACTTTTTGATTTGTTCTGTTGCGAATTTAGTCATTAGTCTCTTTGCCTCCAGTCTTTAGGTCTATCCTGTCTAAACCAGTCTACAATATCTTCAGGATCTGTGAACCCCTTTTTATGTTTACTTGAATCGGGGTTTCCAATATTCAAGTTATTCAGAAAAGAGTCGTTTGGATTCGTTGCCAACCTCCTTGCTGTTTGCAACATCCCTCTTGCTGATGTATTTGTTTTTCCTAATTTTTCTGCCCAAATCATATCTTCCAAACTAACTTCCATGCCTGCTGCAATACTCTTACAAATTTCCTGTAAGCGGAGACGATACTGGGTTGATAACATACACTAATGAGTAATATTATTATTATGTATGCAATTTATCAGACAAATTCTCTAGTGTCTGTCTCATATTATTGAAAACTGTGTTCATATTAACGTTTTTGAATCCCATGGCAGCAGAAGTCATTTGAATTTTATCTTTCATTTGTTTTGCTTCAGGATCATCTGATAATGATAACCTTGTCCACATGACTTCTTGTTTATCAATTAGTGATATGAGTTTTTTCATATGATCTTTCTTCTCTTCATCAGTCATTGATGGAAATCTCATGATGATTGCATAAAGGTCTTTCTGTGTGTCAAATATATCCTGCATTTCTTCTTGAATGATTTGTGATCTGAAGAATTTACTCATACAGTTGTTCCTTTAGGTGAGTTTTGTATTTGAATATATCAATATTTAGAAACGGTGAATACTTATACATTTTCATACTAATTTTCTCCCATACAGGGTCAGTCAAAGTCTTATCAAAGTTCTTCTTATATCCAAACACCCTATCTAAAATTATCATATTCTCAATACTCAATTCATCTCTTAGATGGCACTTGAGTATGTGTGGGTGACCTTTACCTGTGAACCACTCTGCAAAAGGAACCTTACACAATTCATCCATCTCTTGAGTAAACTTATAATATAAACTCTGCTGTCTCTTCTGCCATGCTGAATAGGTTGTATCACCTGTCCTAGCAATCGTACCTATCCAAAGACTCTGAGGATCAGTTGACTCTACAAAATTAGCAACAAAGAATTGTTTGACCTCTTCATCAGGATACTTTCTTGAGGTTTTTTCAAAAAAATATCTATCCTTTCTCTTATAAAATGAATCTATACTAGCATTAGTCTTACCACCATACTGAAAGTAATCATACTTTTCTCTGGTGAAGTGACTCTTCATCGCAAGATATATTTTATAAGTGTCAAAGGGAGTCATTCCATATCTTGTATAGGATGTGATCATGATCTAGTTCGTGTACTTCAGGTTCTTGATGGAACGAACAAACAGAATACTCTGGCATGAATTTGAGATAAGGTATCTCACCACCATCCCAAAAGTGTTCTGGTTCTGATCCCTCTCTGTAAGAATAAAAAACATCTGGTAGGAATTCAAAATCAGAAAAATGATTTTGATTTAGATAGGGATCTATTCCTTTATACATCCTAACATGCTTTTGCCAATTTGGTATATACTTTTCGTAAATGAACTTGATATCTCTCCAAACAACAGTGTCTGTATTGAATGAAAAAGCAGGTTTCTTATCTGTGTGATTTCTCTTCACCCAATCAGGTGACTTCCACTTGCAAGGTGAAACTGCAAAATTAGTTTCAAAATCTAGTATGGGTGTGATGTCACCTTGAATGATTACATCAAGATCAAAAAATATTTTCTTATCATACTTATCTAACTCTTCACGAGCAAATAGTTCTAATTTATTCCATGCTGGCCACCAAGAATGTATACCTATACGCATCCTCTTAGGTTCTCTCCACTTGGATGAGTCTTTTACTAGAGGTTGCATATCATATACAATTACATTGGGATCTATGCCAGAAGGATTATCTGTAAAGCATATGAAATCATCATCACTATATTTTCTTACTGCATTATATAATTTGTTGACATAGATAGAAGGATATTTTTTCCCTATCTTTGCACAGGTAATACAATTCATTTATAGTGAGTGCATTCAGAATGTAAAGTATCAATAAATTGTTCTGAATGTTCCTCCTTTATGTTGTCCCAATGATTTGTCTCTTTATCAGACCACTCATCAACATGAGTGTTTAGTTGTATTTTTTTATGATAAGTATAAGGATCACCATAGTTCCACTGGTGTCTACTGTCAGCGATGTACCTAATATGAATTGGGAGACGGTGATACTCAAAGAAACTAGGTCCGTACATATTCAACATCCCACCAATAAAATCTGTTCTATTTTCTAACACCCAACTAGGTGGTCTATGAAAACTAAATCTATCACAATGCATTTCTAAACCATCTTCAAAAATTCTTCTTTGTGATTGTAGTTCTTTTTCTAATGATCTCCAATCCCATACGTCACCTACGTACACATGTAATCCTATCTTTGCACCAAGTATCCTAAGATTTTTTATCAATTGTTTATTACGAGCAGAGAATATATTGTATGCATTTGATCTAACTTGAAAAACATAACTTGCAGATACTCCATAGAACTTTTCAATCTTTGCTAATTCAAATGCTCTGTTAGGAATAAATTCCACATCATGTCTAAGCACTGTCCACTCATCTTTCTTCAATGATTCATAGAAATCACACACCCTATCCTTATGGTGTTTGATTATTTTTCTGTACTCTTGAAGGGTAAAGTCACTCATAATCTAACAGTCCATCTATTAATTTTGTTCTTGGTAACAATTTAGCATTAGGAATAACACAATGTCCACCTATCTTATCGGTAGGATAGAGAACAGGTCTAACAACATTGAGTTTACCCAGTTTTGTATAACCTTCATTGTATGTATTATTATATTTTGTCATAACCTCCATGAAATCTAAATTATGTTCATCACATAATTTTTTCATGTCAGACGTAAATGCTATACACAATCCATAGTAGGTAGTGTCTGCTAATTTTGAAAGTTCTGTTGTCTTAGCATCCTTACATATATGTGTTTCTATTCCTAAAGTTTTTAGATGTCCTGAGTATGCTTCGGCAAGTTGTTCATTGCCACCAATAAATTTTACAAAGGTTTTCAAACCTTCATAAAGATTTGGATGCACTCCTCTTACAGGTGAGTGTAAAAATTTATGTCCAAATTTTTCTGTTGTTCCTACTGGAACAGTTGAATGTATAACAGTATACCAATTTGGAGTTGGCAAATCCTTTACCACTGATACAAAATCTTCACCGTATGGTATACAAACATTCAATATATCTACGTTAGATATATCATCCATCTTACCCTGATCTGGGTCGTAGATAAGAATTTTATCAAAATCAAACCAAGACTCTGAAGTATCAGTTTCAAAATACAATTTTGCTACTGCTTGACCAACTTGACCATACCCAACAATACCAATTTTCATAATCATATAATAAGTTCTGGAAAAACTTTAGTGTAGTCTGTCTTATTTACTTGGTCTAATGCCCTGAGATATCTTAACAATTCCTCCCATCTGTCTTGCCAATCTTCTACATTTGCAGATAAAGCACTCTCTAATTCTGTGTTTATATACATGGGCAGAAGTTGTTCTCTTATTTTTGGATGAAGTGAATCAATCCTACATGGTCTAGGTTCTAAAATATTATTAATAGTGTATGAGAGACCCTCACTTTTCATCCATTCTATAGTCTTATGAAGAGACAAAATTGATAAAGATGAGGCACATACGTTTGCCCAAACTCTAGCATGTTTCTTTATCTTATAATAATTTTCTAAGTTTGATTCCCAGTTTGATCCAAATCTTATATAATCATTCTGCTCTCCCAACCCTTCTAATGACCAATTGATATCACAACTCTTGAATTTTTTTATGTAATCAAAAATATGATTTCCCTTCCACTCTAGTTTTGTAAGATTTGTATGGTACTTTAGTATAATATTTTTTGCCTGATCAATTTCAATTAGAGCATTCAAGATTTCATAATGTTTAGGCATGATAAATGGTTCACCACCAATGATGTATATCTTTTGAATTCTTGATGCTAATTTTTTTATATCTTCTGTGACATTATAATTGAAACCACCATGTTTCATTTCATCAGTCAACTTATCATACTCTAACATCTCACCAAACTCAGGATCTATTTCAATTAATTTTTCAGTCTGTTTTATTCTTGAACTTGAGTCTTTTATCCTACACATATAACATGATAAATTACATGCATTACCAAATAATCTCAACTTTACTTCTATAACTCTACCCAATGGTTCTTTCCATTGAGGATCTCTCATACCTTTTCTACCTTCTTTCTCTTCGTAAATACAATTTGCACAAACTTTTTCAATAAGAGGAGTTGTTTCACCACCTCTCATATCAGATCTTAATTGTTTCATATAATCTGAATAGAAAAATTCAGACGGTGGAACTTCACTCACTTTTGGTGCAGGAAAATCTGATTTAGCACCGTGCCAACATCCATTGTGAGGGTGATCTACAGTTGCCATACAGCAAGGCATATAGACACCATAAGAATCACTAAACAATTGTTTCCATGGATATGTGCAAAAAACACTCATGTCAAATTACCTATGAACAATGCATCAAGACCCGGAACATCGGCATCCTCTAGTCTCCCTGCAATTGGTTTGCCACCAATATTCAAGGATGTATTGAGAAGAATGGGACAACCAGTTTTCTTTTCAAAAGCACTTATTAATTTGTAGTATATAGGATTCGATTCGTATGTGACAGTTTGATGTCTGCATGTACCGTCAACATGTGTGATAGGATCTAGTCCTGATTGTTTTACTTTTGCATTATATAACATATATGGAGAGTCTTCAATGTCAAAATACTCTCCTGCTTTCTCCCTCAATACTGATGCTCCAAAGGGTCTCCACCATTCTCTTTTTTTGACACGAGTGTTCAAAATATCTTTACCATTTTTGATCATTGGATTCATTAGTATACTTCTATTACCTAGTGCCCTAGGTCCTATCTCACCATGCCCTTGATACCACCCAATAATTTTACCCTGTGCTAATAGTTCTGCTGCTTGTTCAATAGTTTCATCATATACCTCCTCCGGAGCATAGTCATCTTGACAGTATGGAAACTTACCCATATCAAAGTCATGTCCTACAGCATATCTGAGTGCACCAATACTGAGACCACCATCATATACATGAGGTAGTATGTCTATATCGTAAGTCTTTCTTAGTTCGGTGTTGATGACTGTGTTCAACATCACACCACCGGAGCAAGAAATCTTCTTATCTGTATCAAATACCTTAAAATATTCTAATTGTATTAGTTCACATGCCTTATGCACAGTTGCCACAAAGTCTTGGAACTTTGAATCTTTACTGTCAACACCTCTATGCATCCACTCACCACAGAGATCGAGAATATTATCTTGATTGATCTGCCTTGCTAATTCTATATCAGGTGTGCCATATGCCTGCAGTCCCATGACCTTACCGGGAAAGTCTACTTCCATACCTTTGAAGTCCATAGCATATCCAACATATGATAAGAATTTACCAATAGATAGATCTTTATATCTTTTCTGTCCATCAGAAGTTATTGTCAGACCAGTATTTCTACCTGATCCCCAACCATCAAAGGCAGCATGCTGTGAACAATCGGATAAGGCAGAATGTATATGTGCAGTGTGATGATCGATACAAATTCTATCACCCTCTATAATATAATCTTCATCGTTATATGGTTTCCTTACTCTCTCATTAAATCCTATATGGTCAAAAAATTTGGCGAATTTTTTTTGCCCTTTTTTGTAAACAAAAAGTCGATTTTCCCCTGAGTCAGTGTACACAACCTTTGAATCTTTCTCATCAATACCCCACTCATCTAGCACAGACTTGAACCATTTATCATCTGCTTTATGATGTTTGATTCCGAAGGCACGTTCACTTTTTCTATACCTGAACCTACCATCAATTAATGCAGCGATACTTGTATCATGACGGGCACCACCTATGCCAATAAAATTCATCTCAGATAGAGAATTTTGCTTTAGAAGTTCTTTTTAAGTAGTTTAGATTGATAGCATTACACTTTAACTTTTCCTTTAGTGGTTTGGATATAAGTTTGTTTATATTGTCGATCTCAATATGATTCTCTTCACAATAGTGACAGATTGCTTCGATATAATTCATCGACTCATTCTCCTTGACAAGTTTCTCGATCTCCATAGCAAACTTCTCTGAACATAAGAAGTTCTTTTTGAGCATCTCTTTGACTTCACTTTTGGATTTCATTTAGTTTTTCCTCGACAAATAATTGGATGTACTGGACAAGTTTTTTCATATACTTCATTTTATCATACTCTTCGTAAACTTTCACCTCTCCGTTGGCACATGTCATAAGAATAACAAGTTTCTTGACGGGTATATCTGTAATCTCATAGAACATACAAGCATATGCTGCTGCTTGTACAAAATAGTTCTCGATCCAATCAACAGGTTTAGGTTTCTCTGCAGTTTTGAAGTCAATGATTGCAAGTTCTCCTTTATATTCTGCAATACAATCAACTGTTCCTGCTACTCCTAATTCTCTACTGTATAAAGATTTCTCTAATGCATAGATGTTATCTATATTTTTCAATTCTTTTTTTGCTTGAGTGAATAGCATCTTGGTGCTAGGGTTGTCTAACACAACCTCCTCATTAAGTAAGAAGTTTTCTATCAATTCGTGAGTTTTTGTACCACGATTAGTTGCTCTCTTAGTGATTCTGTTTGCTTCCTCCTCACCAACTCTTGCTCTCCACTTCTTGAAAATCCCTCGATTCCAATATGATGTAACAGATGTGATGGATACCATCGGTCTATCATCAACCGAATAATACCGAACACCATCAATATTCTTCCTTGATAGTGCAGGAAGATCACACTCTACATGATTAAACATCAATACTCATTGCTAGTTTGTTGAGAATATAACTCTTGACTAATCCTGATCTTACTATATCCTCAATACCAAATTCAATAGAATCAAATTCGGGCATTGCTGAAAGTATTTTCATAAAGTCAAGGATACCATTTTTCTCATTTGTTTTTACAAGGTCGGTTTGTGCAGCGTCACCACAGAAGTGGATCTTACAGTTTTCTCCTACTCTTGTTATTATACTATCTAACTCATGAAAATTCAAGTTCTGACACTCATCAACAATCATGATGCAATCATCTAGTGTTGTGCCTCTGACAAAACTGGTTGACCAAAACTTGACACTCTCCTGTGTCTTGAGATTACCCCACAACATTTCAAAATCACTATCTGTAGGTAACTCAAACATATACTTGACCATATTCTTATATGGTATCTGATATAATGCTGCCTTGTCATCATGATCACCGGGTAGGAAACCAATCTCTCTTGTGGATACTAAAGATCTTACTATTACAATTCTATTATATGGTGTAATAGGATTGAGAACTTCTTTGAGGGCATGATATAAAATAACAAAAGTTTTACCAGTTCCTGCCACTCCATACGTGTATACATTCTTACCCTCATCGAGTGATGCAAATAGTTTTTTCTGATTCTCGGTCAATGCCTCGATCGGAATCATCATGTCAGCGTTGTATGGTTTTTTCCTTCTCAGTTGTTTAGCAGTCATACCAACCCCAACTTGATTGGAAGTTTTCTTTTTTCTAGTAGGCATTAGAAATGTGTAATCTTTTGAGGTTTTACTTTTGAACCGGGCATTGACCCAACTCTTGAGAGAACTTCATTCCATCCACCATCTGTTTTACTGTATACGTCACCTGTAGAACTGACAGTTCCACCTGTTCCTTGTGACCAATCTTTATCCCAGTCTGGATTCTCCTTTCTCCACTCGTCATACTTTTTCATAGACATGTTGAGTTCTTTAGTTTCTCCAGTCTTCAAATTTTTTACAGGATAAGTTGGCATGATAATAAGATTTTGTTTAGATACGATTATTTATTTGGTAATAATAACTTTACGTTTTACCTTTTGTTGGATAGCAGCATTGAAATGTAGTGGTCGAGAAGTGCACATGTTGCATACTTTATCAGGTAGTCTACTCTGCACACAAAACTTTGTCAACTCATCATCACTACAATTGACATCAAGTCCATCAACAAGATACTCTTGCCACTCTTCTTCTTCACTCTGTTCTGTGACTGACAATAACTCTTTCAAATATGCAGTGTTAGGGCACTTCCATAACTTACCATTATATAATTGAGTATTGGGACATGAGCAAACGTTATAACTTCTACTAATATTATTATGATTGTAAGGATATACTTTATCATCCTTCTTCTTTATACTATTGAACCACCTATCGTTTCCAGTATGATGTTCGGTCACCAGTACTTTAGGATGATTGAATTTCTTTATTATATCTTCCACTTCCTTGAGGTGTATGCTGATGCGAAGAAATACCCTAGGATCTTCTAATACTTTTCTGATCCAGTCTTCATTCTGAAAGAGAAGTAAACCATTGGTATAAAGATATACAGGAGAAGTAGTATGTAATCTACATGCATTGAGTATTTCCTCACATCTTGGATTGAGTAATGGTTCGCCACCTATGACAGATACTCTCTCAACATCTAATCTTGGTAAGATAACTTCTATATCTTTCAACAAGGCATCAGTATCTAACTGACTACTTGGTGCAAAGTAATTACTAAAGTGATTGCATCCTTTACATGATAGATTACAACCTATAGTTGTGTGTACATCAAGTATTTTCAGTGTGGGCAAAGTATTCTGCTCCCCATTAGAAAGATTTTATTTTAGGATTGTTGTGAAGTATATATGCTGCTCCGATAGCAGTTCCTCCATCGAAAGATATCGGGTCAACATAAAAATTCAAATCAGGAAATTCCTTCAATAGTTTATAGTTCACCACAACATTCAGAAAACATCCCCCTGTCAAAACAATATTATTACATTTTTTTGCTGCTATTTTGACTAATTCTACTGCCCTATCCTCCCATTCCTTTTGTATAGTAGCAGCAGCGTTCTCATTACTAGATGCTAGGTATTGTCCCTCAACATATTTTCCATATGGAGCAAGACCCATGACCTTTCCTGCTTCCATACGTCCCCACTTACATTTCTCTGATACCAAATCAAACTGAAGACCTATACCATAATCATCTACTGTATTATATCTCTTGTGCAACACCTTCCAATGAAATCTTCTTCCTCGTTTGACGTGCATAATAGTTTCACACTCGTCTCCTTCCTTAAAATTAGATCCACTTGAATCAACTACGATGACTGATGCCTCTTCAAACTCTGAATTGTAGAACCCACATGCAGCATGAGTTAGATGGTGTCTGTCTCTAAAATCATATCTCTCAGCGTTGGGAAACTTCTTCTTGAGTGTTGCTATGTTCTTTGCAGATATAAGATTTTTCTTCTTATCACTCCAACAACAATCACTTATAGCAACCTTATCTACATCCTTTACCAACCCAAATAGTTTGGTACAATTATAATCTCTTTTCTTTCTTGTCAATCTCTCTGCTTCTAAGTATAATTCTATCTCACCATCGTTGAGTAGACATATAGAACCATTGTTTGATAGATTGACTCCTAAAATTCTCATATCAATCGCCTAAAGATGAACTCTTATACATTCTTTTTGCTTCGGGAAACCATAGCACATGAATATCAGATTCCTTCCATGTATCTATAGCATCTTGCGGTGTCTCAACTAGAGGTTGACCTGCAAGATTGAATGATGTATTCAATACCATAGGAACTTTAGTATACTTGTAAAACTCCTCTATGACTTCATAAAGATGAGGTATGTTTTTCTCTACTGTTTGAACTCTACATGTATCATCAATGTGAACCACTCCGGGTATCAGATCTTTCTTATCTTCTCTTGTATGTACTGCATATGACATTGTAGGGGATCTATTCAGTCCAGACATGTCAAACCATTCATCTGCACATTGCTTCAATACAGCAGCAGCAAAGGGTCTAAAACGCTCTCTCTTTTTTACCTTATTGATTGTTTCTTTTGTACAGTTATCTCTTGGGTCATATAATATACTCCTATTTCCTAGTGCTCTAGGACCTGCTTCCGATCTACCATTGTAGACTGCTACAATCTCATCTTGCATGATGAATGTAGCAATCTCCTGTGGTGTGACTCTCATCGCTTCTTGATCATCATATAAGAAACTCAAATCATGAGTTGGTCCTAAAAATAAATCTACCATTCAAGTGCTTCAGATACAACAGGGAATTTATCTACGAATACATCCTTACATGACTCAGCAATTTCCATGTGCTCTTTCTGAGTGCCATGTGCTGAACGTAAGTTAATATAATGTATCCAAGATCTTACTGATCCTGTCATATATATCCGAGTTGGAGTGCATAATGGTAGAACCATTCTTGCACACTCTTTAGCAACTCCCTCTTCTATCATTTGCTTATAAAGACTTTCAGCAGAACTAAAGAGAGTGATCATCTGACGGTTAAGTTTATCAACAACCTTTTCATCTAGATCATCTATACTATTCTGTCTATTCTTTACGTCTTGTCTTCTGAGTTCTGGTAATTGTATCTCTCCAAGTTCATTGCTCTTAGCATATCTTTGAGAGAACTCTTGGAATGTGAAACTACGATGTCGTAGAATTTGTGCTGCAATAGCACGAGTAGTTTCAATCTCTAGAGTCATGTGTGCCTGTTCAAATACAGACCAGTGTTGATGTTTGATGCAGTATGCTAACAAACCAGAGAAGTTTTCGTTAGTCTGATTGTTAGGATTAGAAACTCTGGCAACAAATGCCATATTCTTTTCAGCATCAGGTGTCACTGTTATTAGTTGAACTTTCATTTTCTTTTAATGACTTGACAGACTTATGTAGTCTCAATTGTTTCTTTGCCTCCTTCAGTGAATTTTTCATGTAGAAAACTTCTTTCTTAGAATAAAGATGTTTTTGTTTGAGTGCTGCCTTGATTAGTTTTAGTGTTTCTTTTTGTATATTCATATATTATATTGGATAAAAAAAGGAGTGTCAAGCACTCCTTTGATCTTTTGTTTAGAACTTGTAACCGTACAAGAACCTAGCTTCAGCGTATATGATAGTTAGAAATATAGCAGATGCTGCTAAAATCTCTGCAGTAACTAGCATTACTTAGCGTGAGCGATGCCACGGTATGTGAGTTCGACCTCTTTTGCTTGCTGAGCTTTTTTGTTGTTGGTGTCATATACAACACCACGGTAAGTGACTTTTGCCATTTGGTTTCTCCAAAGTAGTAGGGTTTTTACTCCGTTCCTTTAGTCAACTTGTGCGTCCCCAAAACATACTGGATCAGTATGTGCTACCACAACCCTTGCTATCTCCAATCTCTCAGATTTATCAGGATTGTTTGCTGCTATATCTAATAGTTCGGCAGCATGCTCACAATCAAGTGGTGCTCCAATTGCTATTAGACTAAGAAGAATTTGGTACATAGGGATGAACGATCCGTTCCGAGTCGGCTTACTTGCGTCCTAACATCATTGGTTTACAATTTTTATCTTCTACTTTGCTATAAAAGTAATCTATAAGATACTCTTTAGCATCAGGAGTGTGATTATCATCGCTGATAATCTCTGCCCTGTTGTTATTCCACTCTTGACAGGTCATTGTCCAATGGGACGGATGATGCTGTGTGAGTAGCGAAGATAGTAATGCAACTTCTAACATTAGGATGAACGTATCGATATGATAACATATCAATACTATTTATGCAAGTGTTTCCTAACATTACTGTAACATCTTGTTACTTTTTCTGTCGTGGTCTATCTTTCCACTGTCTAGGATTGACTCGACCTCCTGCCTGAACCATGTTAACAAACTTACTACTCTTATCATAATAATGATCGAATATATCAACTGACTTATCTCCGATAGCAATATCAAAGAAATGCTCCTCACCTTCCTTATACTCTATAAGATATGCAGTATAAGGTAGTTTGGGGTCGTCTGCTAACTTTTTATCACACTTCTCATGAAGAACTTTGATCACTACTTATCTCTCCAAACGATATCTTTAAATACATCCTCTACCAATGCTCTGGTAATTCTGTATTTTGATTGTAATTTTTTATCTTTTACTAACAACAGTAGTTCCGCTTCAGACTCATGTAAACCTTCAAGTAATTGAATGAACATAGTTTCTCTTTTCATCTGAGATATTTGATCATTACCACCTCTTATATAATTATAAAGAGTTCTCCACTCATGAATAAGACGTGTGTGTCCACCCGCATTGATAGGGGAATCATTCTTTTTGTAAGGTACTTCTCCCTCTGGGATAGCACTTTTGATTTCTTTGTCAAAGTTCCATATCAATAATGCTTTGACATCATCACGTTTGTATTGTGCTAGAAGGTCTGTCTTTCCCTTCTTATCTTTCTTACCATGAACTGCTTTGAATAGTTCAGATACTAAAGGATTGTCAGGTAGTTTTGTCATAATTAATCTTCAAGTTCAGTTTTTTCATCCCCTTCGAGTCTGAATGAAATAATATCGTCGGGAATTAATTGTCCGTCTTCATCAAACATCTCTGGATGATATGTGTATGCTTGACGTTCATTGTCCTGTATATAGGTGCGTAGAATATACCCTAATATTACCCCTACAGAAAGGGTGAGAATGCCTGTGAATACACCGATCGTTATGAGTGCTGCTTCCATTTGTCTTCTCCTAGTAAGGTTTTCAATTGGAGGACGACTAGTCTCCCTCCGCATTAAGAGTTCTACCCCTTTATTTATTTCTCCTAGATCAAGTTCTTCTCTTGGAGATACTTCAATGTCTCTTTGCATCCACCTATGTGTTTGTTTTCAAGTTGAACCTGTGGAAAGGTAGCACCCTCCTCAAATTCCTCGTAGAACTGGAGACGAGTGAAGTCTACGTCCAGTTTATACTCTAAGTATTCTATTTTAGTGGCAGCAAAAAGTTGTCTCACTCTTTCACACCACTGACAATTGTCTCTCGACCAAAGCACTGCTTTCATTTTAGTCTCATTACGTTTCCTGCTACAACAATCCTTTCTTCCTGTGACTCGACTGGATCAACACCATGCCATGTCCAAGGAATAAAGAAGATCAATTTACCTGATCGTTGAGGTTGAGGGTAAATCTTGTTACCACTGTTCATCTCCCAATAGAGACAGTCCTCATCGGGCACATCAACAAAATGAATCCATGAAAATAAATTTGATGGGTCTGGATAGTGATGGTGTGCATCAATACCCTTACCTAGATTCTTTGTATATATCTGTGCCCAGATATGTTGGTATGAATAGATCGCTGATGGATCTGCTTCAAACAAACGTTGTTCAATAAGTTCTCTTTTTATAATTGGACTGTAAATTTGTAACAGTCTTGTGTCTAGAAACTTCTGAACACTTCTACCAGTTCTGTTTTGAGAGGTAGGTGAGTGATGATAACCTGTGTAGTACAGAGGTTTATCTTTCAAAGTCTTTCGAGTGAATCTATCTGTGAGGTAAGTATCCCTTATGTATTGTTTGTCATCATCAGACAATTCAAAGTCAATCGAATGAAAAATCATATTCCCTGATCTTTGTGTCTTTTGAAAAACTCTTGTAGAGTAGATTGATTCTGACCTTCATTAGGTTTAGGATCAAATTTATCGTACCCCTTGATTTTTTTCCATTTATTATACAATGCACCTAACACCCATGCCTGAGACAATTGTTTAGGTCCATTCTCTAATAATTCAAGATGACGTTTGTTGTTACAAAAGTTTTTAGCATAGTCCTCTCTCCAGTTGGAATCATCATAAGGTTTAGTCATGATTTTAGTAACATGTATATGAGACCGGGAACTATAATAAAAAATTGTGGAAGGAAGTTCAATACTATTGCCCTTTCTCTCCACTTGATGCCTACGTATGTCCATCCGGAAGCACCCACTAATTGTAGCATACTATTCCATGGTGTCAATCCAAGCACATGAAAAACCATAGCGGTTAATATCACCATAGCACTAAACCATTTTACAGTTCTAACGCTCAATGATTCTCTCCTTCATCTTAGGAGTCCAGTTCTCATAGTAGGTGGTCTCCTTCAATTTATCTCTCGCATCTTCTAATGGTTTTCTTTCTTGTACAATTAGTAATATTAGTTCTCCCTCATTGACAACAAACCCTCCCACATCCTCAACAAGGTCAGGATGCTCTTCTAAAAAAAGGTAGTTGGGATACTTCTTGTTATAATATAATGCCATCTCTGATAGTAGTTCTGCTGACATCCATGGGTTCATAACATATATGTTGACCTCTTTATCCCACTCCTCCGGAGCGAATGATTGAATGTCATCGAACATCTTTACACTTACATTACCATCCAACCATGCCTTCTTAGCATAAGGACATGGAGGTAGGTCACCAAATTTATTATTGGGTTCACTCAGTGTAGTGAGAATCCATTTTTCTATTTTATCTTTAGAAGTCATATACTTCTTTTTATACAGCATGGTCTATACCTAAAGGTAGATAGTCCTGTCATTTTACAAAGAACTTCTAAAACCTTGTCACTTTCTTCTGGTTTATAATATGAGTAGTCACCTTGTCTAATATTCCACCACTCACCTTTGTATCCTGCGTTAGTAAAGTTGTTCAAAAATTTTATAGAGTCATCATATCTAAAATTCATCTTCAATGCTTGCAATGTTGTAGAAAATGACATCTGATCTCTCACACCACCTCGTTGATACCATCTCCACCACATGTCATTAAATTCTTTACGATCTTTTCTCCATAAAATTGTACATAATGGTGAAAAAAACTTTTTGAAATCAAATCCATAGTCCTTCAACTCAGATGTATACTGAATGATTTCATCCTTAGACCACCAACCATTATTATAATACTCCATCATCTCATTGAGATAGGAGTGTTTATGTGGGTGTTCCATACAGAACATCTTATCATCATAAGTATTCAATATCTCCTCACTGATAGCGAAGAATGGTTCTTTCAGCAAGTGTAATCTAGTTGCATCAACATATACACTTGAGTTAAAAGGACAATTAATCTTATAATATCTTGACGATCTTACTGGGTCACCACAATCCTTTCCGGGAAGCACCTTCCATGGTCCTACCGCTTCTGCTTCACCAAAACAATAGTACTCATGACCATCAGGCATGGTTTCTGGTAATTTACCATAACCATTAGTGATGCAGGTGTATATTATCATAGTGCTGCTCCTAATATACGACGTACATTTTTAGTAAATTTTTCCTCATCATAATTCGTAATCATTTCATAAGATTCTTCATATGGTTTTATTCTATTACTCTTTTCAAGATTAACTTGCAAAGGAACTCTAGGTAATTTTTTACCATATACTTCCCACTCAGCAATAGCACTTGTAAGTTGACATCCATGAAATAATTCATACTCTACATACCAATGCCAATATCTCTCATTCCATTCTCTTACCTTTGGTGTATTGTGTCTCCATATACAGCAGTTGATAGTGTGATCAAAAAAAGAAGGTTTGAATCCTGTCTTAGCAAGATCTTCACAGAATTTATATAATCTTTTCTCTGGCACAAAACCCCACGTATATAATTTTAGTATCTCCTTCAATAAAGTCCTCTTTGTAGGATGAGTCATCAGTGTTATTTCATTCTGTTTCAAAAATTCTTTTGAGTTCTTTACGAACTGTTCTGTCATAGTATAACATCCATCTATCCATACATGTGGTTCATCAAACCAAAGATGAGAAAGACATCTAGTATGATATGCATTGAGCACTGGATGATCATACTGACAATCTAATTTTCTAAATTCCCATGGTCCTTTTTGTTTTATAGGTTTATCATAGAACATCACATACTTAATATCCCCATCATAAAAATGATCGGGGATATTGTCATAAGCATTTATATTAGTAGTGAATATTATCACTGATTAAGTTTAGGAATAGATGGTATATTACCAAGTTCCTGCCCTATAATTCTGTTCGTAACATTACCGGGTTCTCTAAGGAACCAACCTGTAGCAATATATTTCGGTGTGTCACCTGTCAAAAATGCTCCTCGATGCATGTGAGTATATGTCGCAGGCCACATAACCATAGTTCCCGTAGTAGGTTGAAAGGAACAATTTTGATGTAAGAAATCTGTTGCCCCACCATTCTCGTGTGGAATATCATTCAAATACATCATCCATGTTAAGACTCTATCCCTATAAACAAAAGCACCATCTTCACAATGCCATATATGATACCCTCCCCCTGATTGTGTCTTCTGTAATTTACAAGTCCATGATGATACGGGGTCAGCACTATTTGTAACTCCTTGATATTCCCGTGCATATAATTCAAAGGCACTACCTATAATCGCATTAGTATTAGATGCTAATGTTGTATCTGCTACCTCAAGAAATAGTTGCTCATCCTTTCTCCCAAGACTCCCTTGAGCGAATTGAGTTTCTCCCTCACCAGTTGTGCTCATATTGAAATGATCATCCAATATATTTTTTTTTAATTTTGTCGAATTATACATCTCAAAAGCATCAATTAATATTTGACACCATTCTTTACTTCCATAATTTTCTAGAACTCCGATACCTTCGTTGAAGACCATCTTATGCTCCCTTTCTATATTCAAAAGTGGAGGAAGTGGTTTACCTACTGGTGGTGTTTGATCTGTCATTTTTAAGTTGTTGTGTAATCAGCAGTAAAAGAAATGCTTAGTCTTTGCATTTTTTCTGTAAACGGTGTTACAGTATGTATTAGGTATGATGGAAATATAATAAGAATTCCGGCGACAGGATATGTGTAATATGCATCTAAGTTATATGCAGTTGGAGCATCATTAATTTTCCTTAGTCTTGATTTTAATCCATATGAAGGATCTTGAAAGTAAATAGATCCTCCATTCTCACCATCCCATATTCCCGGTTGAATAGGGTTCTTATCAGTATAGTTGAAAATACCCTTTTTGTCAATTATTTTTTCTACTGGATAATAAACTCCAGTCAAGGCAGAATTACCATGATGATGTCCGACATTCATATGACCAGACTCATTGATGTTTGTCCACAAACTTTTACATTCTAACCCAGATTCATATCCATGTTTAGTGCAATAATCATTTGAAGAATCTTGTATTTGATTTCTCAATTGATTAAAACTTTCATACTTATTTTCCAGATTACTATGACTATGCCAACCACCAAAATTACTACGTTGTTTTCCTAGTGGATCATTATTAACTTCAGTTGAAATATCACTAATCAAAGAAAGATTTAATTCATGATTATCCTCACCATAATTATATAAAGATATAGGTATAGGAAATAATGGTATTGATATGCTAGGTGTTTGATCTTTCATTTTCAAATTGTTGTGCGTAAACGGAAGGTGGAATACGTCCAACGTACTCATCCAATTCCATAATCTGATCAAGTAAAATATCTTGACCATTTAGTTTCCAATACTCTTCGAGTCCTTGCTTACTATCCTTGTGGAATATATCTATATGTTCCTCGTGAATAGCAGAACCCATATCAAGTCTGTAATTGAATAGTGGCACAGAATAACTCTTACCGCTATCTAATATAAGATCTTCTGATACTGCTCGTGGTCTGATGTTTTGATCTATCTTCCACAAGTTACCACGTTGATGACATTTTAGCACTTTTGTAGCATGATGTCTAGTAATAATATAGCATGCAGCAGAGAAATCATTAATGAATCTATGATGCAATTTTATATGAATACCATTAGGATTTATGATCGTAAATTGACAAGTGTCAAAATTTATAGGTAATTTTTTTCTAACATCTCTCCATGTAAAAGTCCAATGTTTTGCAGGAGATAAATCTATATCATCCTCCATAACTATGATCTCATCATAATCAGTCTCTTCCACAAAATGTTTGATTGCTGAGAGATGAGTGAGAACACAACCTATCTCACCGGGGTTCATATTGTCTGGAACTCTTCCCTTCAAATATGAAGATGGGTCATCCTCCTTACCATCAATACCAGATATTCTAGTATGATTATCAATACCCCAGTACTGAAGTTGCTCCTCCATATAATTCTTTCTATCAGTATACCTATCTAAATTCAACCAATAGACATGAGGAAGTCCTGCAAGTTTATATTTACTTTTGTTCTTGTCCAAATCGCCTCTTCATATAATCAATGTTTTTATAATACTCTTCAAGTTTTGCTTTACCATAGAACTTTAATTTTTCCCACTCCTTACGGTTACCCTCTATGTGAGGATTGGTAAACCAAGAGTTCTCACTTCGCTTATGCTCTAAGTGAAAAATAGTATCATTTATTCTAACAACATCAGAACACATATTGAATCTATGATATCTTTCATCGTCCTCATATCCATACGATATAAAATTTTCATTCTCCATTCCTAGTCTGATATATTCTTCTCTATTGAAAAACTGACAGAAACCAAACTTTGCATCATAAGGTCTCAACTTACCATCGAATGCATGAAAATTAAAATTGCTATTGATAAAATTACTGACAGTTTGATCATCAGCAAACACTTGTTGTTGAAACTGACCATAACCATATGGATAAACAACCTTTACTGGTTGTAGTGGACTATCTGGGGGTGCAGTTGGTGGGCGATATCCCTTTATTAAAAATGTATTAGCATAAAAATGAGTCTGAAAAGGTAGAATCACATCACAATCATAATTACATACAATTGGGGTGTCTGCCATCATGATCATATCATTGATCAATCTAGTTCTATGAAAAACAAAATCATCACTTTGTTCAAACACATGTGTAATTTGATTTAGTTCTTCCTCTGTGGCAACCTGTTTTAATTGTGGTAGAACACTCGCCTCATATATTGATTCTACATCAAACTCTTTTACTATTATAGGTGCCTTTATATTTTTTATAAAATATAATAATACTGTTATTATATTTCTCATTCTGTCTGGAGTTTCAACTCTCAGTGGAATCATATATGTACAATCAGGAAGTTCCATCACGCTATCATCTTCACTACGCTGAAGATCTTTACCTAATTGAGGTGATTCTGTTTCTCTAAGTTCTTCTTGTTTAGTTTTTTTCTTCATAATACCTCCCAGTTATCACAGTATAGGTCAGATGTATTGTGGTTCTTAGTATACCCAGTACCAAACCACTTCTTAGGTGCAATGATTCTCTTATCAGGATTTCGTGAAAGGTAAGATCCCCACCATGAGAATGATGAATTAGCAATAATAAAATCAGAACACATAGTCATCATGCACAGGTCTGCAAGATTGTCACCACCTTCTGAGATAAGGAACCTGTCATCAGGGAACTCAGTACCACACCATTTAGGATCATCAGAAAAAACAACCACTGTACGATTGTTATCAAACTTTGACAGTGCAGTATCATAATATTCTTTAGGACAAGGTGGATGATTATCGCTGTTTTGTATATAGTCTCCTCTACGAACATGCAATGCTATAGGTTTGTCCAAGGTTGACATCATCTCTTTGCATGGTAAATTTATATCATTCTTGAACTCAAAGTCTTCTCTTATCTCTTCTTCTATGTGCTCAAAATATTTTGTACTCTGAAGATATGCATACACATTATGTCCGTCCGGCATATTGTCAAATAAGTTTTGATCAAAATGAAAATGTGCTTCCTGTACATATGGTCCGGGAATCTCTTTTATATTTGTAAGACCGATGAGTTTGAATGCCTCAAATAATTGATGATCATTCCACTCATCGTTGAAGTCACTAGGAGGGATAGCAAAGTCATATCCTTTATGTGCTGCGATGCCTCGTAGTCCTGCATACTGAAACATTTGATTGCCCAGTCTACCGTGTCTTCCTAAATGGTTGAATCCTATAGTCATGATGAATGTTTTTCTTTCAAGTATTCAATCTCCTTTGGTAGGAGGTGTTCATAAGTTCTCTGTGTTTGAGATTTATGTTCTCTGTTTGAGATGTGATAATCCTTTAGTATCACTGGGTCTCCATGATATTTATAGAGTCTATAATACATATCACAGTCCATCAACATGGTCAAATCTTCATCAAAATACATGTCAATCCCTCGCTTCAATGCAAGGATAGATGGTGAACTCAAAGTATTCACACCCTCCAATAACTTATCATTATGATAAGGAATTTTCGGATTGTAATGTGTTTGACCATCATCAACTGTATGAGCATAACCTGTGACTGCCCACTTGATATCATCAGTAAATGCTTTGTCTAGTTCCTCCACTAAATTATTCGTGAGGATAAAGTCATCTGAAAATAAAACCTTTAGGATTTCACCATCAGCATTCTGTAATGCATTATTAGTATTAGCAGATATATTACCTTTCTTCTTATCATTTGGTATGTACATGATCTCAAATAGATCAGCATACTCTGTACAAGCATTGATAATTTTATCAGATTCACTATGGTCTGATACCCACACATTGAAACCTTTATTGGTTTGCTGTGAAAGAGCATGAAAGATATCAAACAAATAGTTTTGACATCTTACATTACCATCGTGAGTAGGGATACAAAAACTAACTCTCGGCATTCACATCATCTCTAATAGTTTTGGTCAATCGAGGAACCACATCATTCTCACCATAAAATTGCTTGGCAATTTCAAAGTTCTTTTCAATAACTTCCTTTTTACTATGATAAAACTCTTCGTCTAGTTTGTCAAATATTTTCTTGAGTTCACTGACATGATCGAATGTAATGATACCATCCATATCAAACCAATTACCAAGATTAGGACAACCCCAGTAGATTGGTATAGTTCTACTAGCAAAACAATCTATGATCTTCTCTGTAAAGTAGTTTTTTTGCTTTGAGTTCTCTACTGCAATATGATACATTGCATTCTCAAAGAAATCATTTCTTCTTTGATGGAACGGTGGTGATTTGTGTGCATATACTTCCATACCGTTTACATCTTCTATGTCCTCTAACATATCCATGATAAGATTTCTAGTCTTATGTCCTGTAGTCTGTAACTTAGAACTGGTAACAAATGTGATGTGTGGTTTCTTCTCTATGTTTAGGTCATCAAAATCTAACCATGAAGAACCCCACTCGAACAATTTCGCAGTGGGATACTTATCTAATATTGATTGTGTAAATGTATAGATTCGATTAAAATTATGTGAATTTCTAAGAGCACCCTCGTTGACTGATGGTGCTACTGCATATGGTTCTGCTAAAAATAATATTCTATATGATGCTGCTCTGTCAAATGCTAAGTTGTCAATGGATATACTGACATGTTTATCATCAAAGTCTAGTCCACCCTCAGTTGCCCATGGATCCCACCATAGGTGATTGATAGTCGCTTTCATCGTATTTCTTGAAAATGATAATGGAAACCAAAGGTCTCTTGTTCACTGTCAGGTAGCGTGTCTTCCCTAGAAAATTTACTCGCCACCTCGACGGGAGCATACACACATCCCTGTTCCTCGAAGATGTGTCGGTTGTGGCAGCATATGTTCCCGTCCTCATTATATAGTCCTGCATTCATGTGCTTATAGAAATCTCCTTCATTTACTTCCCAAGGGACGGTGACTTTACCGGGGACATCGAGTAATTTTTTGGAGCGTAAGGAAAATCCTCCATTCCCGACTCGATGATTCTTTCCCCACGGGTCGAGGTAGGCATTTGGGTCATCTCTCCACGGTGCACCGATATAGTCGTAATCAAGAAACTTACTATCCCATAACTGAGGACGAATAACATAGCCGTCTGGATGTATGAGGAGGCAGTGCGAGGTCCTGACGTGATTAGTAAGATTATAGATACAATAAAAATTAAAGTCATTGATACTTTGAATTGGATAAACTTCTTCATAATCCACATTGGGATTCAAACCGTTAGGTCTCCCCTTACTACTAAGAAACTTAGCAGCACCCCATTGAATACCTTCACATGATTTATTGACTGCATAAACAGCATCTTCAATATCAAGATCAGCGAGCATGACCAATGTGACTTCAGGAATTTTTAGCATTCTTTACAGCACGGTTGAATATAGTATAGAGATCAAGTAAGTTGTTGTCAATTTTTTGTGCTTGTTCAAACAAATGATTGTTATCAGACAGCAAAGTTTTTGTGCAGTCCATAAAATCATTGACCCATAAGATCGGATAGTCTTTATATAACCTTTGGAGATACTTAGACTTCTTCATTACAGGAACTCTTCCTAAGTATAACACCTCCCAGTTTCTATGGCAATCAACACCATTTCCCTGTGGACATATCATAAACTTATGATCTAATATCTGCTGACAATACAGATCATAGTGAACTCTTTCTCCTATAGTAACATAGTTCCTACCTGAGAACTTCTTTCTTACATTACCTCTCTCACTTATATTAGTATGCTCTGAGTGATTAATGTAAAGTAACTTCTTAGGTTTTACATTCTCCTGTTGTAGGTATTTCTTGAGTATTCCGATTCGATTGTCACTGGGATGTATGATTCTCTGTACACCATATGGAAATGGGTGAACCTTGCCACCAAATCCAACAGCATTTGTTCCATAGATTGCAACAACGTTTTCAGGAATTTTATCATGAACATCCTCTGTAATAGGAGTATCTTCTAAGTTTGTAAATATACAAAATTTCGTGTCAGGATAGTTGCCACATGTCTTCAGAAGATCATTGGTCTCCATCAAACCATCTATCCATTTTTGGTCACTCTCAGTGTCTGCCTTGAGTGGTCTATTATAAAGTCGTATGTTATCTATAAACACTGTCATGAATGGTTTACCTTCCTTCACAAGGTCACTAAACTCTGTATTGCATGGGTCTGCCTGCTTCATGTAGGCACCTGCCACATTACCTATACATCCCGACTGATCCCCAAAAGAATAGTCACAATGATTTGATATTGCTACACCTTCTATCAGATTCATTTAATGAACCTCGCTAATTTTTCCTTATTCTTTTGAACATAGTCTGGGTATGAACTGTCGATAGATACCACAGTTGGTTGATACAAATAATCTCTACCAAATGGATCAAGTCCTGCCTCGATACGTTGTTCCATTGTATCTCTGAACTGAGGTAAATTGTTCTCTTGGTGTTCATAAGCATCCATCTTGGCACGTACAGTGTCAGCATCACCAAAGAAACTCCAATGCCATGAAGCATTGTCAATCTTCCAAGCATCTTGATGTGATTGCCTCAACTTATCTATGCTCATAGTCTTGAGAGTTTTCATGGTGCAAACTCTTGTACCCATCCATTCCTTTTCGCATAATAGATTGAGGTAGTAATAGTATACAGGACCTCTCAACACATAATGATTCTCAGGTTTGAACCACTCATCTATGGCGAGCAGTGCCTCTGGATTTGCTATCTCATCTGCATCACTTGATAGTATAATATCATCATCCTTTGCCTTACCAAGAAATCCATATATTGCAGAGTCTTTATGGAAACATGCCCTCTGATAATGTACTGGTAATTGATATATGTTCTCTTCTTTCATGCTCCTGTGATAAGGAACACCTTCCCAATATTCTTCTAATGTTTTATTGTCGTCATGTGTGACATGATGAATGATTTTATGTTCCCACTTCTTGAAACGTTCCTTATTCTCAAAGTAGTATAAAGGTTTCGTCTTACCGGTAAATGTTATTGTTGCTTCATTGATGACAAAGTAATCTACAACATCGCCTAGTATATTCAGTCTAAGTTCTAGTAAATCGAGTTCATTATAAAAAGTGAACGTATCAAAGATGGTCATAGTTAATGTTCAAAGTCATTCTAATGTTTTTAGTCGGTGAAGAACTAGCATGGTATGTATGTAAACCTTCAAAGATTACACACTTGCCTTTCTTAGGAGTTTCTCTATGTATGATCTTTGAATGATCATGTTCGTCACAGAAAATAGTATCACCATCAGCATCATTAATATAATATAATGCCACGATATGTGGAAATTGCTGATCTATATGAAAGTTATGTGGTATGCCAAATTTTTTAGGATTTGGATAGTGCATGGTAACATGTGCTCTTGCCATTGTATGTTTCTGCATTCTAATATACTTATTAAAGAATGACAAGTTGTAATTTTGCATTACCGGTTGAGGGATACGATCTTTTATTATAGTACAAGAAAAATACGGATTCGTATCATTCTGCAATTCATGACCTATAGGATGTGCACAATCTGGTAGATACCACCATGGACCAGTAGTTGCTGCCTCTTCAATTTTCTCAGCAATTTTCCTAGGAAATTGAATCGTATTCAAGAATAAATTTTCGTTGTTCTTCACTGTTAGTCCATTCTCCTACGTTTATGTAGTCGTATAAGGGCATCAAATTTACTGTGACATCAGTGCCAAGAAGCATATTATAATTTAGATGCTCACTCATACTTACATCAGTACAATAAAAGGTTTCTATATTATCACTGCATAGAGCAGCAGCAATCCCAAAAGTTCCAACCCCAGAATTAGCAAGATGTTTTGCTGACAATAATGTACCAAAATCTTCTGCCACACTTTTAGATTGTATCGTAACCTTTGGACTCTTTCTAAGTTCATCTAGTATTGGATTGTGATTGTCTCCTTCAGTAACTACTATCGCATGAGTAAATCTGTCAACCAGTTGCAAATAAAAATAAAGAGGATTAGGGATATAGTTGCTAGGGTTATCAACCCCTTTGTCAAAAACATCTCCACTCCTAATATGAATAACAATAGTATCATCAGGAATATCGACCCTCGGTGCTCGAATGTGAGGTCTGATATACGTCTTACAAATCTGACGTATGTTCTCATAAATGAATTCTTTCTCGATGTTGACTTCCTTATACGGACCTTCCCAGTAGAAGAACTTTGATCGTACTTCCTGACTATTCTGTCCAAACGATGTCTTGTGTTTTTCGATAATGTCATGATCAATACTTTCAAATGTTGATTGTGTTAGTTGTGCTGCCATTGTACCGACTGCACACTGTTGTATGTTGTTTCCTAGTCTACCGTACCAGTGAGAAATTGTAATCATTTTATAAACAATGATCTTGCTTCAGCACCATGTGATATGAATGGTCCCCATGTAGTCTCATCTATGACTTGTGGATCTATCCACCAATCTTCATATGGGTTACCACCATTAGCAACATCTCTCGCTACAATCTGATAACCTAGATCATTCAATATTCTTCTTTGTATATCTCTACACTCAGGTCCATGTGCATATAAATCTGATTCAAATGTAATCACAGAAAATCTATATTCATCTAGTGGTAGATTCTCTAACGCTTTGAGCGTAATGTTTGGTGGTTCACAATCTATTGACACATAATCAAATCTCTTTTTCTTCCACCCCTTGTCCTTTATTGCTGATGCCCAATCAAAATCAGTAGCATCTGCAAGATGACATTCGTTCCCTCTTTGTAGTACAAACTCACCTTGAAAATTTTCATCTATCTCTACTGAGATACCTTGCCAATTGAATTCAGATTCAAGTAACCATGTGTTGTTCAATTCAGTGGGATGATTAGCACCTATCTCAAGATACCTACCATTCTTCTTACCACCCAACATAGTCAAGACAAATAGATCTTGATATGCTTGAGAGTAATTACCCCCTATATTCAAAGGATGAATAAGTTCATCAGTTTTTTCATTGTACTTTGTATTCATCGATCCAATCACTAATTTCAATAGATGGCATGTATCCCAAAAGTTTTTTTGCTTTTGAAATATCAGCAAGAGTTATTCTTGCCTCTGCAGGTCTAGGTGGTATAAAGTTTTTAGTATATGTTGGAGAAATCATATTCGCTATTTGATTTACGGAATGATTATTTCCTGTACCAACATTAATAATTTCACCACTTATATCACTTGCTCTCTCTGCTGCTGCAATATTTGCTCTGACCACATCATTTACATGAGTAAAATCTCTTCGTTGTTCACCATCACCCACGATTGTGAATGATTCACCCCTTTTATATTGCTCTAAAAATAATCCTACGACAGGTGCATATTGTCCTTTGACAGGTTGTCTATCACCATATACATTGAAGTATCTTAGATTTACTATATTCATATCAAATAGATCTGAATACATCTTACACATATTCTCTGCTGCTACTTTTGATACTGAGTATGGATTCAAACAATCAGGTGGCATATCCTCTCTAAGAGGTGGTTCATTTTTCAGACCATAAGATGATGATGTGGATGAGTTTATGAATACCTTGACACCATGCTCACGAGCAAACTGTAATAGAGTTGTTGTCCCTAATACATTTGTCTTGACACATCCAACTGGATTCTGTAATGCAATTTGTATTCTAGAATAAGCAGCAAGATGAAACACCCAATCGATCTTTGGCATCCCCTCGTTGACACAAGAGAATACTTGCTCCATCATTTTCTCATCTGAAATATCTGCCTTGACATTCCATGCTTTATCATTCCAATAGAACTTTTCATTACATGTTGAGGATTCATTATCCACAACAGTAACTTGATGTCCCATCTCTAGTAGTGTGTCAACAAGGTGGGATCCTATAAATCCTGCACCTCCAGTAACGAGTGATCTCATACTAACCTGATGCTAATAAATCATATTCTTTAGTTTCAATAGCAGCAGAGTCTATAGTTTCCTTACAGATCTGCTGACTGATCCAATTATAGGTCTTTCTGATACCTTCTTCAAGTGTTTGTGAGTAATCCCAATCAAGTTTTTCTCTAATCAGATCATTATTTGAGTTACGTCCTCTGACACCAAGTGGTCCATCTATATGATTTTTACCAACGGTCTTTCCTGATACCTTTGCAGCAGTGTCAACCAACTGATTGATTGTTACCATCTCTTCAGAACCTATATTGACTGGTCCTTTGAAATCAGACTGCATCAGTCTCCAAGTTGCTTCAACACACTCATCGATGAAGAGAAAGGATCTAGTTTGTTCTCCATCTCCCCAAACCTCAATATCTCCTCCGTTTGTTGGGAGATAAGCAACCTTTCTGCATATTGCTGCCGGTGCTTTTTCTCTACCGCCTTGCCATGTTCCCTCTGGACCAAAAATATTATGGTAACGAGCAACGCAAACAGGCATACCATAGTTACGACTGTACGTAAGATATAATCTTTCTGAAAATAATTTTTCCCATCCATATTCTGAGTCCGGTGCTGCAGGGTATGCTGATTCTTCACGACAATCTGGATTGTCGGGGTCTAATTGATTATATTCTGGATACATACATGCTGAACTAGAGTAGAAGATTTTAGTAATCCAATCTAGGCATGGTCTATTACACTCACTCCATCCTATTGACCCATCAAAAGTTTCATTCAACTTCTGCTGTGCATCTAATAGGTTTAGATTTATACTTGCAGAGTTCTGCATAATATCAGCATCATTTTCACCTGTAAAGATAAAACCTGCACCACCCATATCAGCAGCAAACTGATATATCTCATGGAATGGTTCAATGTATCTGTAAGGAACAGACTCATAAAAATTTCCTTGCTCTCCTTTATATTGTATGACTCTTTCAACAAAACTTTTATCTCGTAAGTCTCCTTGAATGAACTCGTCTGCTTCTGTATCAGAAAACTCTGGATACTTGAGGTCTACACCTCTAACCCAGTAACCTTCTTTCTTGAGTCTCTTGACCATGTGACTTCCAATGAAACCACCGGCACCTAGTACTAATGCTGTTTTCATAAAAACCTTAATGAAGAATTTTTGTCGGAAAATTTTTTCCCAAAAGTGGGAATCTAAAGTCCATTTCTGAACTTAGTAACTACTTCCTCTATGTAGTCTATCATAGGATCAGTAACCACAGGAGAACATCCTAAGAAAAATACATTATCTAACACCTTACTTGAGTTAGGATAATTAGCATATGATCCTAGACCACGGTAGGCGGGATGCATAAGAATATTCCCTGCAAAATAATTTCTTGTTTGTATCTTATTATCTTCTAAATATTTGACAAGTTGTACTTTATTACCTTCGTATACTATAGGTACACCAAACCAAGAAGTCTCTGCATGTTCTTTTTCTTCAATAACCCTCGCACCATCGATCTTAGAGAAGATCTCATGAAGTCGAGTTTTGTTGAGACGACGGATGCGATGTATCTCGTCCTGCTTAGTCAATTGTACAAGACCGATAGACCCTTGCAGATCGGCGGGTTTGAGATTATATCCTTGAACTCCGAAGACATACTTATGATCGACATCATGGTCGTACCCTTCCAACCAACGGTCAAATCTCTGCCCACAGACACCGTTGGGCAATTTGTTTTGGGATCCTACACAATAGCATCCTCTTCCCCACCAAGCATACGATCTGGCGATCTGGATTATCTCTTGGATATTAGAGGAGACCATACCCCCTTCGATAGTAGAGATATGATGAGCTGGATAGAAAGAACAAGAAGCAGCGACGGAGTGTTTGGTAAGAAACTGACCTCTCCACTTGCTACCGAGGGAGTCACAGTTGTCCGCGATGTATTCGAGTCCATAAACATCCAAAATTTCGAGAAACTTATCGAAGTCGTAGGGATTTCCCAGAACAGGAGAAGAAAAACACGCTCTAGTTCTACTGGTGATCTTAGACTCTAGCATCTGAAGATCCCAATTCAAATCCGTGTAATCAATATCTACAAATACAGGTTTCAGATTGTTCTGTATGATGGGATTGATAGTAGTAGGAAAACCACAGGCACATACTAATATCTCATCTCCATCTGCCCATCCAAAATATTTTTTGAGTGCAGCAACCATGACAAGATTTGCAGATGATCCACTATTGACCATGAGATTGTGTCTAAATTTAAACCTTTTACCAAACTGTGCTTCAAATTTATTGACCTGTTCTCCTGCAGGCAACCACTTACCATTCAATAAGGTTGTGATTGCAGCAATAGGTTCTTGCTCATCCCAGTATGGACCAGAATAATAAATGTTGCTACCGGGTTTCCAATTTTTATTAGCAAGATATGGAAATAGATTCTCTCCATCATCTTGTAGTTCTGTTATAAAATCTGATACTTTATTTTTTATAGACATAATTCGTATACGATAGATTCATTAGATACTGCTTGACGGAAACCAAGGTCTTGTATTTTTGTGGTGTCTAACCAGAAATTTCTAGTTTGAACATTGTTATGGAAAACAGGTGGTTCTATATTATGAACCTTACCTGTAGTCTTAGTATATTTTACAGCATTATCAATCAGTTCGCTGACTGCTGTAGGTTTACCAGACCCTATATTATAAATCTCATTCAATTCACCATGAGTTATAGCAAGATGAATGGCACGACACACATCATCTACATGCATCACATCTCGTTGATGCGATCCATTGTCGTATATATTCACATCTCTATTCTCTTTCAACTCACCTATCATCCATTGTATAGCATTCTTCTTCTTACTTACCTTCGTATCACCAACACCCATGACATTACATAGTCTAAGTATTCTATACTTCATACCTGTGGTCTGTGCAAAAGACTTGATAAGATTTTCTGCACAATACTTAGTGATAGAATAGAATCCTGTAGGATTACAATGATCATTTTCTTTAGCAGGAACATTACCACCCTGTCCATATACAAACCATGATGATACAAAGTTGAATGTGATATCTTCTGATCTACAGTAATCTAATGTTTCACAGAGCAATCGTAAATTAGTGTCAACATCAAGAGTTATCTTATCATGAACATGATAATTATTTGTAGTTGATATAAAGTAAAGAACATTCTTATTCTTAGGACATCTTTCATCACGTTTCTCTACATGAGTAAATGTAGGGTACAACTCTGCAAATCTACCACCTACAAATCCCGGACCAAATAAAGAAATCATCTATTCAAATACCATTCTATAGTATGTTGCAACCCTGTATCAAAATCCATGATCGGTTTCCACCCAGTTTTGTTATACAACTTAGTATAACTCATAGCATATCTTTTATCAACCCCCGGTCTAGCATCTGACACACCTATAAGATCATGTGACTTACCTAGTATGGTAAGTATTTTTTTGACTACAGTTTCTACATCAAGTTCACAACCACCACCAATATTATAGGTGTCATTCATTATACCTTGCTCCTCTAACTTCCAAATAGCACGACAATGATCCTCAACATACAACCAATCACGAATCAATCTTCCTTCACTATGCATATAAGTTTTCTTACATCTCATAGCGTTTATTATAGTAAGAGGTATAAGTTTTTCTAGATGTTGATGTGGTCCGTAGTTATTAGAGCAGTTGGTTATAAGATATGGAAGTCCGTATGTGTTATGCCATGCCTTCACAAAATAATCTGATGCTGCTTTACTAGCAGAGTATGGATTTCGTGGGTCATAGGGTGTGGTCTCTGTAAATATCTCTTCATCATCATATTCTAACGAACCATACACCTCGTCAGTAGATACATGATGAAACTTATCCACTCCCACCTCTAGTGCAGCGTTCATCAAATTGATAGTCCCTATCACATTTGATTCTAAAAATGGTTTATAATTTTTGATTGAATTATCTACATGACTCTCTGCAGCAAAATGAAATACTTTGTTTGGTTTGTATGTATTAAAGATGTGATTGACATGTTTCTCGTTTGCAATATCACACCACACAAATGTTGTCTTACTATCTTTCTTGATAAAGTTTATATCGGAAGCATACGATAAAGAATCTATGACGACAATCTCATCATCATAAACTCTCTGAATATAATTTACAAAATTACTTCCTATAAAACCGGCACCACCAGTAATCAGAATCATTATTCAGTCCCGTATTCGTTCATGCACATGTAGGTATTATCTTTCTTGATACGTCCGTAGTCATCCTCTAGTCTTATAATGTCACTCTCTATACATGTACCAATCTGAGTTTCAATAATCAATAACCCCTTTTCACCACCCTTCGCTCGATGTTTCATCTCTGTACTAATATGAAATGTGTCACCCACCTTGCATTTAGTTTCCATTCTATTCTGAGTTATAATACCACTGCCTTCCACAATCACCCAATCTTCTGTCCTCAGATTATGATACTGAAATGACAGTCTCTGATCAGGTGCTATGAAAAGTCTTTTGACTTTATAATTGTCGTCCTCAACGATGGTTTCATACCATCCCCAAGGACGCTCTCTTCTTACGAACATCATTTTGATTGTACTTGTGCCCAGTCCTGATCAAATAATTCAAGACCCTTATCAGTAAGTATATGGTTGTACATTTTCTCAAATATGGCAGGTGGCATGGTACAGATGTTCGCTCCATTTAGGAATGAGTCTGTTACATGTTGCACGTTACGAATAGATGCAGATAGAACCTGTGTTTGAGAACCATGCATACGAAATATGCTTGCTATCTGATTTATAAGAGTAATACCATTGACAGATTGATCATCTAATCTACCTACAAAAGGAGACACATATGATGCTCCTGCTTTTGATGCTAGAACTGCCTGTGCTGCTGAGAAAACAAGTGTAACATTTACTTTGATTCCCTCAAGAGCAAGTGCTCTACATGCAGTTAGACCATCAGGTGATAAAGGAACTTTGATAGTGGTAGGGTTGATGCTAAGTTGCTTGCTTTGGAATGCATACTTACTATGCAATCTTTTACCTTCTTCTGTCATCTCATTGGCATCACCAACAACTTCCATACTGATGTCACGGACACCATAGTCTGCTAGTTCTTGGTAGACTTCTTCGGGATCTCTGCCACTCTTACGGATAAGAGTAGGGTTTGTAGTAACACCGTCAACAAGACCAGTTCCATAATATTTCTTGATTAGATCTGTCTCTGCTGTATCTAGAAAAATCTTCATGCTTCAAAATACTCCTTGAGAACTTGGATTTGCTCATGGTATCTTGAGATCTCATTCAACTCACTTTCAATAGCACTCATAACATCAGGATGTTCACCGATACCAACAGGGTATGTAAAGTAAACCTCTACGTTTGCTTTGTGCTTTGATATCTGCCCTTCTGCATGCTTGATAAGGGAGTTGACGAGACTATCTCGTAGGTGAATCATAATACAATATAAACTACATACATTATACTTTAAATAAATAATCTTGTCAACGAACATGTTTAATTCAGGAGAATTACCCTATGGCACTAACAAAAGCATCAGCGATCGATAAGATCGTTATCAGATCACCTTACAACAAACTGGAACTAAGAACAAAGACCTTAATAATTGATGATGATGTTGATGGTGATACAAAAATATTAGCGGTGAATTATGATATCGCAAATATAAAATGCGGAACACTTGATGCAAGCGATAATCTAGTAGACACTGATATGTCTGGTTATTCAACAGAAATTCAAGGTGTAGCATCAGCAGTATGGACAGACGCTATTAAAACAGCTCAGAAGGAATACCTAATAGCAAACAAAACTTAATTGAATAGCAAATATTATACAACCTCCACGTAAGTGGGGGTTTTTTTATTGTCAACACTCAAGATGATAGGATTTATACCAATGATACCACAAGTTCACTTGTTTTTTTGCTTCCATGTGCAATGGATCCATCGCCCACTTCATGACATCTCCCTTAGTTTTCCATTCACTTATTGTTATCTCAATACCTTCAACCACCTCACTGTCAATACCAATGAATCCCTCTAGGGTTTTAGCACTAGCATATAGATCATCATTATATTTTTCATACTCAGGAGTCAACTCCTTGATACTACCAACAAAAACAACTCTATACATTAAGTTGTTCTAAACTTGTTTGTTCTCCTTCTCTTGCGAGGTCAGCAGTGATACAATGTAATCCTCCATCCCAAAAGTATCTGTGTCTGAAGTTGACAATATGTGGTGTGATACCATGCCTCTCAAAAGCATCAAATGCTTTTTTATTAGGACCATTGACAATCACATTCTTTTCATCAATGACAAGCATGTTAAGATCAAAGACTGTCTCTTCAACATAAGTTACCCAATCATCTAACCACTCATTCACATAATCATAAAAATCATCACCTGCATTCGGCACCCAATATCTTCCATTCATTTTTTCTTTCTTCTTAGTAAATCCTTCCACCTTATCCCAACTCTCACCCTCTAGAGTTACGACTTCCCATCCCGGAAAAGTATCTTTATAAGTTTCAGGATCTCTAAGACTCAAAATCAAACCGGGTTTTACAGGGCAGAAACTACCGTCATTATGTCCGGGAACAGATACTGGATGAATGTTATAGTCAGGAAATAATTTTTTCCATTTAGCTACAAAAGTGCCTTCATTAAGTTTAGTAATGATATTATTGAGACCAAAAAATAAATCCTTACCGACTCTTGTAATATTTGCAGTAGTAATGTATTGATCATAAACAATCTCATTACCATTATCTTTCATCAATTTTTCTATTGTCTTATAAGGATATGTTTTATCGTTGTGGACATACTTTGATATCTTTCCAATTGTATTTGTGTGTGCTTGTAATATAAGATTCCTGAGATCATCAATATCGATTCCCTGTAATAAGTTTCTAGAACTATTCTTATTAGCAGCACTTTTCAGAAGCATTGCCTGAGTAATTGGTCCTACAGGTCTGCCGGGAAAAGTAAGATCATATATGTACTGTAATATATCTTTATGATAATCCGCCATTTGTTTCATCTTTAATGAACTTGTGTTCATTATAGCACCAACTTCATATTCAATATTAATATTTTTTCCAAATTGTTGTCCGGGCATATAAAACTTATTACCAATCATGGCAGTATAGTCTCTCGGAGTCATGGGTGGTGATATCATGAAACCTTCTGGTCTCATACAGTCCTCTGGATTGTCTGCGATATCGGTTCTTATTACTTCTACATCAAATTTTTCGAGAACTGATATAAGTTTCTGAAAGTCCTCTTCAGTTTCTTCAGCAAGACGATGAAAGACTCCTCTAACTTTTGGGTTCTGAACATAGTTGAAATATTCTGGTGGATAACACCGACCTACAGCACATATTTTAAGAGGGTCCCAATGCTGATGGACATTTAGCATAATAAATTAGTTGTATTAATACTTATATATAGATATAGCAAATAATCGGTAATTTCATGAAGAAATACTTACCACTTATACTATTGGCAGGGTTTGGTTCTCCTGTATTTGCGGACATTACTCATAGAATGAGTAGTTCTCTACAGTTGACAACAAACGCTGCAGCGACTCAGGTTGAGCGAATTGGATCAACATACTCGGTCTCTGGATCAGGTGTTTCTACAGACGTAGGTGGTGGTGGATCTGCTGACCTAAACGTTGGTGGTCTAGGAACCCTAACAGATGGAGTAGGACAAGGTAGTATTGCTACTGCAACTCACACTGCAGGTACAGCGTTCTCATTCTCTCAGTCATTTATTGAAGGTGATGTTATATCTACCACAGCTCCTACTGTTGGTGCAGTAAGTGCTTATTCTAATCAGGTATCTACTGCTGTGGGTAGTGGAACTGGATCAGGTACAGTCTTAAGTTCTGGTGCTGTAACTGCAGTTGGTGGTGGATCTGGAACTTCAACTATAGGTCAATTTGTAACTGAATTACAGATCAACTAGGAGTATGGGAACAAATGAGACCTCTTCGTGCGATACTTGTGGGTGCAATTGCCCTTGCGAGTGCACCGACTGCACTGAATGCAGTCCCTGTAGTACCTAATTTTACTCAGGGATCGATGACTTCTCACACGGAGACCACTTCTACCGTGTCGGAGACCATTAATTCAATGGACTATAACACTGGGTATCAATACTCAGTAACGGGTGTTAACGTGCAGCACGATGGTTCTAGTATAACGCCGGATACTGGAACTCAATCTATAACAAACAACGGTGTGAATTCAACATGGACAGACTTGAACACTTCACAAAAACCGAATTGGACTCTAACGACTCCCGGAGCAGCATTTCAATTCACGGAGACGTACAAAGCCCCCGGTCTTTCGACTCATACTGTAATAACAAGAACCACCACAATCCAAAGCGTAACCGATACAACAAGTATATTCAGTCAATAATCAAACTAGCAGCACTTAGTGCTATAACAATACCTTATACTGTAACTCCATCCTATGCATCTGATATAGGAGGAGTTTCTGCTACTGCAAATCCAGTCGCCAACTCTAGTGGGTCAGTGACCAATCAGGCAATACAGGTTTTACAAGGTCCTTATATGACTAACACATACGGTGATGGTATATCTTGTCAAGTTCCTACCATGAACATTACACCCTATGCCACTCGGACAGGATCATGGATGGATCCTTACGAAAGCGAATGGTTAGATCCTGTGTACAACAACTTAGATGCCAATAATGATGATGTACCAGATAATCCCGGTCAAATTTTGTATTATAAACCAGTTCGTACAGGACAAAAAGCAAATCAAAATATAAACATAGGGTTCTCTGCAACCATGAGTTTCTCATTGAATAGAGATGCACAGAGAAAATGTCAGGAAGCAGCAACATTACACAATGAATACCGTGCACAGTTGACTGCCAATAAGCGATTAGACTTTGAACTTGCTAGACTTAAGAACTGTGGAGAACTTATGAAGGCAGGAGTTACCTTTCATCCAAAGTCACCTTATGCTAGTATATGTGCTGATGTTGTAGTAAATAATGTGAACACTATAAAAAACCACAAACATTCTATACCACCTGTAGCAAATGGTAATGCAGATGATCTAAAAGATATTTCTATCGGAGTAAAGTAAAATTATCCCCTTCTATATGATCATATTCATGTTGGAAAATTCTTGAAGCAAGTCCATCCAACTTTAACTTATGAGTATTTTTATCTACATCCTCATACTTAACAATAATTTTTTTTGGTCTTGATATATTTAAATATAAATCTGGGTATGATAAACACCCTTCTTCCATTTCAACTTCTTCTTTGTATGTTTTAATAATTTGAGGATTAAAACAAACTATAATTTCATTAAGTTCTATATCCCTTATCATTACAAATACTCTTTCTGATATACCAATTTGATTAGCAGATAAACCCACACCCTTGTGATGAATCATGTTATCAATTAATATCCTTGATAACTCCTGACGATTTAAATTATAACTACACGAATCAATTCGACGATGTAATAAAAAATTTTCTGATTCAATTAATTCCTTTATCATTTTTTCTTGATAGGTGATAAACCTTTTTTCTCTCGATATATATTAGTTTCAATCTCACTCTTCGATAGTTTAGGAGGTTCTTTACCAAGAATCTTCTGAACTTTTTTTGTTAATTGTTTGATCACAGGTTTAACGACTCTTAATAATAAAGGTGTTGCTGCTGCAGCACCAGTTGCTATTACAGCAATAGCAGTCGTTGTGCTTACCTCGGCGGGAGAAGGTAGATACTCTTCAACCCAAGTTGAAGTTGGTTCTTCGGTGGAGATAACTTCTTTAGATTCAGTTGTTGGTGGTATCTCAGGTATTGGAGGAGTTTCAAGGGTTGGTTGCTCCGTGTTTGCTACTGGTGGAGGTGGTGCCTCCTGTTCTATTATCAGGTCCTCTGGTGTATATTCAATAGGATTGAATGATGGAGTATCACCATCACAGAAGACTTGAGTTCCTTTTGGATCATCATCCTTTAGAACTCTATTCTTTTTACTATCTTTATGTGACTCTACACACCCCGGCATATTGATGATAGGAACACCGATGTAGAGAGTATTTGTTATTGATGGTACTCTTGGGATTGCTACATTAGGAGAGTTTACCCATACGTGTGGCACATATGGGATCGCTATTCCTTGTACTTCAATCTCAGGTACTTCCATGAATATTTATAGTTACATAAAGGATATTCCTTCTTCATCTCCCAAGTCTCTATCCAAATCAGGTAGATGTGGTTCTACCCAGTGAGTTGAATTATCAATTTTTGCTGCCTCAACATACCTCATGATATGTTGATCCACTTGTTTGAATACGTCATGAAGATTCAAGTCCATACGTATATCATGTGCGATCTCTGCTATTTGTTTCTCTGTGAGACAATGGTCTGGATGAAGAAGATCACAGCAGGGTATTCTCTTCTCAATAAGTTCGTTCAAATTTATACGAACTTCGTAGTCTTGGTAAACTGGCATACTTAATATGTACTGTACTTATATATTAGCAGTTTTTATTCAAATCTTCTGCCATGTTACCACCTATTTCAGCACCTTGATTACCACCAAACATTGCTACCCATCCTGCTGCTACCCATCCTATGAATGGAATATTAACAAGAGAAGGTGCAGCAGCAGCACCAACACTAGTTCCTACAAGTCTTCCTGTTCCTTTTGCAGCACCAACTGCTTCGATACAAGCAACAGTTTTAGATAATGCACCGTCTCCACTTTTCTCTACGATAGTGCTTGGATCTTGCCATGATCTCTGATTAGATACAGGTCCTCCTTGGTTTATCTTACCATCCATGAAGTACTCTTCAGTAACCTTAGTTGTGTTATTCGATAATCCTAAGAATCCACCCTTCTCTTTGATGTCCTTAGTGATAAATGCTGTCTTGGGATCGTTTGCTTTATATGAAATAACATAACCATCATCTGCTACACTTGCCTTATATGATGTGTAAGGACCTACAGGTATATTCAAGGTAGGTAACTTAGGTGTCTCTTTTCTGCTTGCAATATATCCAATCATTCCAATGTGCGAGACAGCACAAAGACTACCCACTACACCGATGGATATCCACTTTATATTATTCATTTTGTATCAGGAACAATTTTTACAGGACCTGATTCAATTCTAATGGTCTGAGCAGGTGCAGTCTCTGATGCTTTAGCAATAAGAAACTCCATATCCTTTTTAGATATGTTAGCACTTCCATCAGCACCATTCTTCTTCTTACCTCCTGCGGAGACACCGAAGGTAGCTACGACTCCTGTAAAGACCGAAGCTATGAAAGTTGGATCCATGTCTTGTTTAGGAATTCCTAGTGCAGGTGGCAAATCAACATACGCTAATGTTAAAACTCCTCCAGACCAGATCAAAATTCCTAGTCGCACGAAAGTCGAGAGGATAGCAAGTTGCTCCTCCTTATCCTCAATACCATCTTTGATTTTACCGATGATACCTTTCTTTTCTTCTTTCTTTTCCATAGCAATTGGTATTATATAGTATATATCATATCAGAATTCCCAAGGTCGGGTCCCAAATTCTTCGTGCCACTCATCATATACCCATTGAGTATACTTTTTTCCAAAGGCATAATCTTCATCTGATAAATCTTGCATATCACTCATCCATTGATCTTCTAGATCTTCATATCTAGGTGCTTTTGTTCCCATTTCTGGGTAATAACAATTCTTATGAATACTATTAATTTTACACTCTAAAAAATTCTCTAAGGGTTCTATGTTACCACTCCACAAATCTTCCATGACAATAGGTAAAGTAGGAAAATGTGCTGCATATTTCTTATATGTTTGAACATAAGAAAACTTAGAGAAATTATATTCCTTTTTTTGTAATAGATCTTTCCAGTAAGAAATACTATCGGGGAAATTTTTTCTCAGCAATCTCCATTGAAATCTAGATTGAGGATCATTGTCATTCCATTGTGAGCACACAACATCATTACTTTTTACCTTCAATCTATATTGTGCAGAACTATGAGAATAACCTCTTCTAACAGGATCTCTAAAAATCATGATGACCCTTACATCAAAATTCTCTTTTAATGTTGAGGAGATCTCTGATACAAACTGAGGACTCAACTCTGCATTAGTATTACTAAAATCACTAACATAGGGATAATCTTTACTAGACAATCGTTTGTAGTATTCTACAAAATCATCTAACGTGGTATCCTTTGAAAATAATAATTCTAAATTTTTTAATTTTAATTCTGATTTATTTTCCAAAAACCACTTACGTTGTGGACTCCTCCTGTAATTCCAAAAATCAGAAGTTTTATCTGATAACCAGTATAGTGTATTATGTTCTTTACCTATTCCACTATTAATAATTTGGTTTTCTTTTAAAGTTTTATATAGAGGAGATGTGGCAGACCAACCTATACCTGTTGCTAAAAGTAACTTAGGTTTAGTCATCCCCTTCGATTAGAAAGGAGGTGTAGGTAGAACTGATCCTGTGGCATCAGGAATTTCAGGAAGCATACCATCTCCACTTAGCACACTGGGTAGTGCACCAGTCACAGATTCCATAACTTTTCCTTTGACATCTTCAATGATAGCATCCTTACGAATGAATACATATCCACCGAGTCCTACTACTCCAAGTGCTACAACACCTGAGAAGATAGCGATTCCATTAATTACTTTTTGCATAAGAATTTTCTATTTTGTTTTTTATATAGTCTTGAAAAGCAAGTTCTATATCAATATGCAGATCATCTAACTTTGTAGATGGATTCTCATCCTGAGTCCAAAAATTACAAAACTCATAGACATGTCTTGGAGACTGATCTAAGTATGGAGTGAGGGCACGAAATACTTTCTGCCTTAGTAACATTCGGTCTTCTGAGTGCATCCAGTCATCCATGTTAGAGTTCGGTTCTGATAAAGTTTTCCGCGTCCAAGACGACCAATGGTTTCTTTCCATTTTTCTTCATGATAAGGATAGGTTCATAGTCACCAGAGTTTTCAACTGCCTGCTGATATGCATCCCAAACATTTAATTTCTCTTGGTTCTTACATTCTATACTGAAAGGGAACTTTTGTCTAGCATCTCGTGCCATTATCAGGTCTTCACCACCTGCACCCATACTTCTTGACTCAATGTCCTCTGGATGTACAGACCTATGTTCAATGAGCATGTCTCTTACCCATTGCTGAAGTCTTCTACCCTTCGCTTTCGCACTCTGTGTTTTCATTATCAGATGTTATATGATCGTATTTAGAGAAATAATCAACCTCGTAGTCTAAACCATCATAGTCATACCACTCGTTCTCTGACCCTAGGTTGTAAGGATTCTTTATTTTTTCGTAATGCATTTGTCCTTATACTATAATAACTATGTATATTTTGACATCAATATTTCCCAAGTCTCGTTGTAATCATTGACTTGATGAACCTCACCGAGTTTTTGATTTATAATAGCATAAGCAATACTATGATCATTTCCACCTGCATAAGTTTTGTCTCCAAAGAAAGTTATAGTATCATGAGTCTCAAAGTCTTGTAATATCTGAGACTTGTCATGTCCTTTTTGAGAGATATCTAAACCTGTCTCACCACCAACTGTAACAGAAAGGTCAGGAAACAATCTTCTTATGTTTTGTGCTAATTTATCTCTCTCTTCTGCATCTTTATCCCATGCAACATATTCACTTCTATACTTCATATTGTCCTCTCCTCTTCCGAGAATACTAAAATTTATACACCCCGGTCTTTCTTCTATATGCTTACCTGTTCTAATATTAAATTTACTTGCATTGAGTTCTAGTTCTAGGTACGATGAAAGGACAAAAGGACACTCCCATTGACTAGTGTATACATTTTTATGTTTTACCCAAACACTATTACCAGAACAGTTATATACTTTCTTTGCTTTATTATATAAAGTCTTACCTAATTGTTCAATAGTTTTATCTCTATCACTGCCTGTGACTAGGTAGACTTCATTAGTTTTACAAAATTTACTAAAAAATTTAGAGAACTCTTTGTCTATCTTTTGTCTAGAAGGAGTCAGAGTTCCGTCAACATCAAATAAAAACATTTACAATTTGAATCCGGAGAATGCATTTTTCTTCATGTCCTGTTTGATACCACCGACAACATAGGATTCTACCTCTGTCTCTTGTGGTGCCACCTGTAATCCCTTAGATGAAATCCAGTGTTCAGTCCATGGTAGTGGATTGTTTCTGATAGGTACATCATATGCAGGTGGGAGACCAAGTGCTCTCATCCTTTTGTTAGCAATCCATTCAACATATTTTACCAGAAGTTTATCATTAAGTCCAATCATACTACCATCTTTGAATAGGTATTGTGCCCACTCTTTCTCTTCATTGACAGCATTTTTGTACATACCTATGACAGTATCTCTTTCCTCTTCTACAATCTGTGACATGATAGGATCATCACCCTCCATCCACTTCTTCAAGATTTGTTGAGTAAGAACAGTGTGTTGGTTCTCGTCTCTAGCAATGAGGGAGATAATTTTTGCTGATCCTTCCATAACTTTGAGTTCTCCGAAAGCAAAGCTACAAGCAAAACTAACGTAAAAGCGAATTCCCTCCAGTATGTTAACATTTGCTACTGCTAGATAAAGTTTTCTCTTCAATTCTTTCTCAGTCCACTCTGCTGTGGTGCTTCCCTTCATATCTGGTGACCACATTGAACCATTCCCCCACTCTTGTGCCACCTCTAGAAACTCATCATATGCTTTAGTTACTGACTGTGCACGAGCGATAATTCTTTGGTCGTCTAGTATAGTGTCAAAGACTTCTGTAGGATCAGGATATACATTCTTGATGATGTATGTGTATGATCTACTATGAATCATCTCCATAAACTGCCATACGTTCATCGCTGCTTCTAACTCAGGTAGAGCACAGTAAGGAGCGAATGCCATACCGGGACCTCTTCCCTGTACAGAATCAAGTAAGATTTGATACTTCAAATTAGAAGTGAATATATGTTTCTGTTCTGGGCGAAGAGTTTGATAGTCACCACGATCTTTCTGTAATGATACTTCTTCTGGTCTCCAGAAATATCCTAGCATTTGATTAGTAAGTTTATCAAACACAGGGTACTTGTAAGAGTCATATCTTTGAACTCCAAGAGGAGCACCGAAGAACATAGGTTGTGTCTTCGTATCAACCTTGTTCTGGTTGAATACAGTCATACCTCTTGGTTTTGACATCTTTGGTTCGGTTGTTCTAAATTGCACAGGATTCACAGGTTTCGTCTTCGTTTTGTATTTGAGAGATAAGATCTGCGATAGGTGGGGGAGTATCCTCTACCTCATCAGATTTGTTATCGAATGTATTCTGATAATATGAGGTCTTCCATCCATACTTGTATGTGGACAACAAATCCTGTGCCATGACTTCCATGGGGATCTGATTGTCTTCGTAATTAGTAGGGTTGTATGACCAGTTGCCAGATATACCTTGATCAAAGAATTTTTGCATGACTGATACAATTTTGATGTATCCATCATTGCTAGGCATATCCCATAATAAAGTGTAATTATTCTTCAATGACGAGTATTGAGGAACCACTTGCTTAAGAGGTCCTTTCTTACTTTTTTTGACGGACAAGAACCCTCTAGGTGGTTCGATTCCATTGGTTGCATTAGACACAACGGAACTGCTCTCTGAAGGCATTTGTGCCGACAGTGTGCTGTGCCTGAGTCCATGTTTGGCAATGTCATTCCGTAAAGAATCCCAATCATGTTGATAAGAAATCTTAGTAATTTCGTCTACGTCCTTCTTATATGTATCAATTGGTAAAGTTCCAGTGGAGTACTTCGTACGATCAAAATATCCACACTTACCTTTCTCTTTTGCAAGAGTGTTTGATGCCTTCAATAAGAAGTATTGGAATGACTCGGATAATGAATGAACAGCATCCCATGCTTCCTGTGAATCATAATCAAATCCTAACTTAGCAAGGTAATGTGCGAGACCTATATACCCAACTCCAAGACTACGACGGTTCTTTGTTCCTGTCTCTGCAGCAATGACTGGATACTTTTGATAGTCTATCAATTCATCTAGTGCACGGACAGTCAAGTCACATAGTTCTTCTAACTCATGGTCAGATCTCACCTTACCTACATTGATAGCAGATAGAATACACAATGCAATCTCACCATTGGGGTCGTCTATGTGCTGTAATGGTTTTGTAGGTAGAGTGATCTCTTGACATAGATTACTCATTTCAATCTTGTCTAAGAAGGAAGAGTGAGAGTTACAGTGGTCTATATTCATAATATAGATACGACCTGTCTCTGCTCTTTCTTTGATTAGTTGTCCAAATAATTCTTGAGCAGCGATTGTTCTTCTAGGAATTGTTGTGTCTGCCTCGTACTCTGTATAGAGTTCGTCGAATTCTTCGGTTCCAAAGACATCATAAAGATTAGGAACATCGTGAGGAGAGAAAAGACTGATATCACCACCGGTAATGAATCTTTCATAGAATAATTTTGATATTTGTATACTGTAGTCTAGTTTCCGAACACGATTGTCTTCAGTTCCTTTATTGTTTTTGAGAACGAGAATGTCTTCGATTTCTTGGTGCCAGATTGGAAAGTGGACAGTCGCGGATCCCCCTCTAATGCCGTTCTGAGTGCAACATCTGACAGTCGCCTCAAACTTCTTGAGGAACGGTACAACACCTGTGTGTTGAACTTCTCCACCTCTGATTTTACTGTTGATCCCACGGATCCTACCTGCGTTGATACCAATTCCTGCCCTCTGTGCAACATAACGACCCACGGCCATATCAGAAGTAAAAATACTATCCAAGGTGTCGTCAATATCAACGAGAACACAAGACGCGAACTGCCGAATAGGTGTTCTGACACCTCCCATGATTGGGGTTGGTATGTTGATCTTGTGTTTGGAAATGGCATCGTAATAACGTCTAATGTAATTGATTCTTGTTTCTACAGGATACTCTGCAAACATAGTCATTGCAATAAGCATGTACATAAACTGTGGTGTTTCATATACTTGACCACTGCTTCTGTCCTGTACAAGGTACTTATCAGCGACCTGACGGAGACCTGCATAGGTGAATAGTAAATCCCTATCATGATCGAGGAACTTACCTATCTCATGTATTTCCTCTGCTGAAAACTTATCGTTGACTGCAGGGTCATATACACCACTCTCAACACATTTTTGAATGTGATCCTGTAGTGATGGCATTTGAAATATCTTACCATATAAACTCTTACGTATTGAAAACAATAGAAGTCTTGCAGCAACGAACTGATAGTTAGGTTGATCTAAATTGATAAGATCACTGGCAGATTTGATAAGAATCTCCTGTATTTCATCTGTTGTGATGCCATCATAGAACTGTATACCTGATTGCATCTCAACTTGTGATGGAGATACTCCTGCTATGTCCTTGCATGCATGTTCTACCATAACGTGCATTTTTTCAAGGTTCATGGGTTCAATAGAACCGTTTCGTTTTGTGACCCGTACGTTGCTCATTCCTTTTCCAATTAGTAAATTTGAGTTCTGCTTGTAAGTTTTTATATGTATTAGATTCTAATATATTTTTTATATTTTGTCCACCTAATACCATGTCGTTAACATCTTTTTGTGGTATTGTGTGTGGAAATATAACTACCTGTTCACCTCTTCCAATACACTTGGAGATTTTTGTGACGATTTCTCTGTTACGTGGTTCGTTATCAAAAACCCAAATATAATCGCTCCAACCAAGCGTCCGAATATCAACATCGGACCCACACATAGCAACCGAGTTTTCCACGAAGGTGGAATCGAAAGGTCCTTCAAGGATGTAAATAGGTTTCGTTTCATCTAGTGTGTCTAATCCGTAAAGTTTTGGTGCATCTTCATCTAACATGATAGTGAGATATTTAGGTTGTTGTATTGAATCAAGTGCTCTGCCTTGAAACCCAATTAACTTCTTATCCCTGTCATACATTGGTATGATTATTCTAGCATGATCATTCTTAGTTGTTTCAAATGTTGGTTTGAGAGTATTGCAATAGTGTTTGAATCTCTCAGCATAGTAAAACTTAGTAGGATCTAACTTTCTTCTGACTAGATAATCCCTTGCTCTATCGTTAGTAGATGCCAAGGGAAGATTGATCTTCTTCTTGAAGACTGGTTTATTGATAATCTTTTTGAAATCTGGTTCAGGTGTGACGGATGCTTTCCCAGTAAGTCCTTCCTTGTATCTGTCTAAAACATATTGATCATAGAGTTGTCTATCTAGATCTTTGAGGAAGTATGTAAAGGACTTGGAAACGCCACAGTTGTGACACTTGAAGTTGAAATCAGTTTTTCTTTTGTATAGATATCCTCTCTTCTTATTCTTATGCTTCTTTGAGTCTCCGCAATATGGACATCTGAAATTATATAAATCAGGTTTTACTTTCTTTATCTTATCTAATCTTGCTGATATGAGTCCAATATATTTGGAGTCTAAGAATATCATCTAGTGTCATTGAACGTCGGTTCTAGTAGTGTAGCAGTGCTTGATTCTGTTGTCAATGATTTCATGAACCTTTGTCCGAGTGGACTAACCATGAAACTAATAATAGCAAGAGCACCAAAAATAGACCACATTTTCTTTTCCATGAGTCTAAGACGGTCATCAACCTTACGTATATCTCTTTCACACCCTTTTTTAATATCCGTGCTTTGTCTATTAACTTCTCTATGTAACGATTCGATTTTTTCAAATAAAACTGCATCGATCCTGTCCTGTTTCTCTAATTTCTCATTATGAACTGCTAACAACTCACCCATCTTGACACTATTTTCCTGTAGACTTTCGACAATTTTCTCCAGTCGTTCCAATAGTGCAGTATTGACGTTGTTGTTATCCATTCTTTTTCTTACGTTGAGACTGTAAACGTTTACGATAGAACATGTTTAGTTTTCTACCATGCTTTTTTCTAAGATCTAATGCAGGATCATATCCGGCAACGGGTCCTTTCGGATCTGCCTTCCCACTAAAACCGGGAGCACTAGCAGTACCACCAATACTCATCATCTCTCTTATTAGTTTTATTATCCTTTCGTTGTCCATTAAATTTTTTTGAGCAGATCAAGGCATTTTTTATCCACCTTCAAATCATCGATACCAGATTTAGGAAACTCAGGTATTCTATTAAGATATAATAAGAATGTTTTTATAAGAGACCAGTATTCCTTTTCTATTTTATAAAACAGTAATGGAATTGTGGCGTCTCCGAAGACATTGAAACAGATAATAAAATGATTTATTATCAAATGATATTTCAATTCACGTTTTACAACATACTTTTTTAGTAATCTTTTTATGTATTTGAATCTTTTGAGATCCTCATGGAAGTCTTCGATGGTTACCGCTTGAGGATTGTCATAAAATTTAATAGCAAAAAGGAGATGATTTTCATCATTCAATTCATCAAATCTCATATCATATTATGCTGCTACAGTTATTGTGCCTGCTGCTGTACCTATGGCAGCAACGTTTGTGATAGTAGACGCTGTGTTAGTGCCCTTATCTTTGATTGTTCCACCATTTAATCCTAGTGCATTAGTTCCAATTGATAGTATGTCACCTGCATTAGTTGCAGCATTATCTGCAGCAATTGTAAGTTGGAATCTCAATTCGTTACTACCTGTACCTGACGCATATGACAATGTGTGATTTGCCCTTTGGTCATTAACTACAGTAAGTTGTGGAGTACCTGTTACATCAACTTCTTCGTTGAATCTTGCATCTACTGTCAATGTTACACCAGTGCCTTTACTAAAGGTTGTTGTTATGAACTCTATCTCTGTAATGTCTGCAGCACCAAGAGAAACTGCTAGTCCACTAACTGCAACTAGAATCTCTGGGTCAGCGTTTGTATTGCCATTACCGGATAGTGCAGAACCTGCTTCTCTTACCCAACCAGTAGAGGTAGCATAGACTTCCTTCTTCTCTACAGTTGTTAAATTCTTAGGTTTTGATTCGTCTGAATCACTTGTTCCCCAAAGAGCCATTTTCGTTACTTATAATAATTTGTCTTTGAATATTTATAAAAATACCACGGGGGACCCGTGGTATTTGATATTGAAACTGTTATCTTGACTTGATTGCTGCTGAGACTTGCTCAAACAACTTGTCGTCTGCATCAGTTTTAGTTAGTTTTACTGCTTTCCCTATGATTACAAGGCAGATGTCGATGAGTTTCTCACCAAGTTCTGCATCTTCAGGGATTTTGTCTACTGCATCAGAGATAATCTTTGATGCTAGAGGTAATAGGAATGATAACATAATAATAAATGTGTTGGATCCACTCCTATATATGCACTATGTTCCTAGACCTTTGCCTTTGTCATAATTATCTTTACCACCATATACTGACATGGTATTTGTATAGTCCTTAGTGCTCTTGAACCCACGTTTCTTAGCATCAGAAGCAGTTTTCTTTTTCTTATCTGCCATCATCTTGAACTTACCATCACCACTAGGTTTTGCACCCTTGACTTTCTTTGGTTGGTTACTACCACTTCTCATTATCTGACCCTTGTACTTCGCTTTTATAGCATCAAGTGCAGCATCCTTTGGTTTAGGACCCTTTGGTTTCTTTGAACCACCCTTATCATATCCCATCTCTTTCTTCATACGTGTCGCTTCGTCAACGTATGCACCTGCAACCTGATCTAAAAGAGATTCTTTCTTCAGTGATGCCAATCCCTTTTTGAGATTACTTGCTTTACCTGTCTTTGTGTGACCATACTTAGCAAGATCTGTGTGGAGTTCTCTATTCTGTTTCTTACTATCTCCACCTCGCTTGTTTGACTGATCCATCTTAGTGGTCTTCTGATACCCACCCTTTTTCACATCATATTTTTTTCTATAGATATCTTCACCAACAACTGATGCAGTCCCCGGCATGACCTTATTGATTGCATCATTATTATCCTTTATCTTTCTATTATACTTGCCTACTGCATCCTTCGCTTTCTTTATTATGTTGAAGTCACCCTTGATCTTATCAACTAACCAGTTTTCTTTAAGTTTTTTTTTTCTCCTATCTATCTCCTTAGAGATTCTCTTAGTCATGAACTTGTTAGCAGGAGATGTCTGATCCATGCTACTGAACTTCTTATGTGCTGCTGCTAGTGCATCATCACTTTGCTTTGCCATCTTAGCATCTTCAAACACATTGACACTCTCAACATTTACAATTGGATTGATAGTAATTTTATTTTTTACACCACTCTCCTTAATCTTCTCATCCTTTCTCATTGACTTTATAGGTTCTCCGGCAGGAGATATCTCTTCAATATATTCAAGATCTGCTCTCCAATTTTCCTTCTTCATACCTTTTGTTTTCTTACCTCTTCTCTCTGCATGATCTGCTCTTCTATCTCTTTGGATACCACCGCCAAGTGCAAGAGATCCATGAGGATTACCATAACGATCAAGTCTTTTACCTGATCTCTTATGATCGGGAACCATCTTGTCAACCTTTGCCTCAATCATCTCCATATCATCTGGATATTCATAAGATAACTTTTGAATCAAGTCCAGTCCAAAGTCATATAGTCTCTTACCTTTCTTATTCACACCCATTCTATTCTGCCATGCAGGTGTGTTACCTTTCATGTCAGCAACATGTAATGTTCCCAATGTTCCTGCCTCATCTAATTCTAACTCTAGATGCTTCTCAAGATAATGATATTCATCAGTAAACTTTACAGGCATAGAGACAGTGCCCTTACCTTTGACATACTTAGTAGTTCTAGGATTCTTAGGATCATCACTTTTGAAGTCCTTATGAATCTTACTATATTCTTTACGAGACATCTTGACATCTTCCTTCGCCAATTTATCACCTGCCTTCTCCATACCCTTCAGTCTTTTATTGACCTGCTTGAGTTTTATATCTTTTGCTTTCTT